CAGGTGTGGAGCCCGAACTTCGTCAGGGCTTGCGACCCTCCCGTGCTGAGAGTCCGGTTAAACGTCCCAAGCCCAAAGGAAAGATCCTCTTTCCCGATCAAGCCCTTTCTTGCGATTGATGGCATAGTCTTAGTTCCAGGCCGGTACGTTGATTCTCGTGTCGTAACTCAGCCGGTCTCTGAGTTGCGGGATGCTCCGCCCAACCACCTCGACGCTGCGGGGGTGGCGATTGCCCATGATCCTTTTTCCAAAAGACGAATACTCTGCCGCCAGAGCTGCGTACGCCGCTGCCAACTCCTTGTTCGCGTGTTCCCGGATCGTGGACAGCAGGTACGCTGCCGCAGCGAAAACTACCCCTTCGGCCAAGTAGTCGGGGAACTCCAGCACGTCGGAGTCCGAGTCTAGGGCATCCGGTTCCTTCTTCGCCCAGACCTCCAGCATCAAGTCCTCAAGCTCGATGTCGTAGATAATCCCAAGCTCACCATCGAACTCGTAGCGGATGTCGCCGTCGAATAGCTCGGTGATAACGCCGTACTCGCTGTCAAAAACCAGATCGTCCAGTCCGATCACGGTCCCAAGCTCGGAGTCGAAGTCCAGCGTCTCGCTCGTGTACTCCGGGACGGGGTACACGCCGAAGCTCCGGTCGTTCGTGGCGTCGCGGTAAAACACCCACGGGTCCCCCCCGCGCGTCGTGTAGTCGTCGTCCTGGCACTCCATCTCCGCCCGGCTCTTTTCCTCCAGGACGTAATCATCGTAGGTCACTCGCAGAATCCGCCCGCCACGTTCCGGCATCACGTAGATCGCCGTGCCTGCCACGAGCGCAACGCCGAACCTGTACTCCAAGACCCCCATGTCGTGCTGGAGGTCCAGGTAGGCTTGGTTGATCGCGTCGTCTAGCTCCGCGTTCTTGTAGGTGGCGAACTGTTCGGCCTCGCTATTGCCAAGCGCGCGAGACAGCCGACCACGAAGGGCTGCCAGTGTTACCGTGCCCATGTCCGCACCAGCGTCGCGTCACGACGAATCATGTCATCTTCCATCGCCTGCCACCGTTTAAACGTCTCGACCGCCATCTCCATGGTGGCCCCTCTAGCCCGTGGCAAAAGCGCCCGTGCCACCACGTAGTCTATCAGAATATGCTCGTATTTTCGCGGTATTGGGATGTCGTCTGTGTCCAAAGAGACCGCCGAAACACCCGGATCTGTCGAGTAGAGAATCGAGTAGGTTCGCCCATTCTCCTCCGGCACCGGCCAAAGCCCGATCTCATCGAGCCCGAAAGGAACGTAGTGGATGGCGTGCTTGGCCCCGTAGTCCGTAGCGCGGAAGTAGGAGCGATCCAGCTCCCACATGGAGATGGGTCGCAGGTACTCCGTCGAGTCGTCGTCCCTTACAGAAAGGACTCGTATGCAGTCGGCGGGGAGGTTGTAGAAAACCCGACCGTCCAAGGTCGTGATTTGGGCGCTAGAGGTCTTTAGCCCCGTGCGGGTGACGAGGTGCTGGATACCGTCGTTTAGGTACTCAAGAACGGCGTCGCTAGGCCAACGCTGGGGGTTGTCCTGATCTTCCGCAAGCCGCGTCCAGACGCGCGATTTGAACTCTGCAACATTCACATTTTGGCCCAACAGGGGGCGGGTGTTACCCCGCCCCCCTCGGGGTTAGAAGTTGACCTTGCAGTACGTGAGCGTCGCCGCGTCGGCGGTTTGAGCCTCCAACACGAACACGCACGTTGCAACATCGGCCACCGCAACCGTGCCATCTTTGGCAAGAACACCCGCCAGGGTGCCCTGGGAGACGACTCTCTCCCCAATCGCAATGTCCGTGGTTCCGTCAACCAGAGTTTGAACGACCCCGGATTTCACCAACCGGACCTGCGCGCCCGCAGCGGCATCGTGTGTCGCTACGCCGCAAGCAGCGTCCAGCAAGTCCGTCGTCGCAAGAGGCACCACCTGGAGGAAGTCAGTGTAATACTTACACACCTGTCCCTTGGTGACAGCCGCCTGCGCCTGGCGAACAATCGTGTCCTGATCGAGGTCTTGGGGGGACAATATGTGCTTAATCGCCATTTCTCATCCCTCCTTAGTTGATCGCGCTCACGTCAACGCCGAACAGGACGCCTTGAGCCCTACGGTTGGTCACAAGCAGGTTGCCCATGAAAAGCACCTGCGCGGACTTCGCCGTCTGGTTGTAAGACTCCCTGAATGGTCGGTTGACGAGATCGGTTTGGCTGTCCACGACCAGCGAGATGTAGTCCGTGTTGAGGAAGAATACGCACTCCTCAGCAGGGGTTGAACTCGCAAGAGCGTAGGCAGCGCCGTTGGCGGTCGTGCCCGGCGTGATCTGGTCCCACATGGCCTCTGCGCCCTTGAGCGCGAGAGTCTCGAATCCGAGATTCGCCATTTCCGTAGAACCGTATCGCACCTGGCCTTCCAGTGCTTCCTCGTACTTCTCGTAGGACTCCTGGCCGAACAGCGCCAGATTCGGGAATCCGTCGTTGTGCTTGCCGCAGTCGTTGTAGAAGTTACGAAGTTCGCGCTTGTAGGCCACCAGGGTCGTTGCCGTGTTGCTTGACGACACCGACTTCTGGAAGCTGTTCTTCCACCACGTTTTCGTGGCTGCGTTGATCCCGTGGACCGTTCCCGTGCCGTCGATGGTCACGAGAGCTGTCAGCGGATTCATTGCATTGGTCCCTGCGGTGAGCCCGGTGCCAGTCGGTGCCAGCAAGCTCCCGTTGAGGAACTCGTTGATCGACCGCGCAAGGTTGCCCATGCGGGAGTTGAGGACGCTGATGATTTGATGGGCCGCCGAGTTCTGACGCTCCTCTAGACGAGAAATCGTCACTGAACCCGCACATTCCCTCCAATCGTCTACCGCCGCCGTCATCGTCTGCTGAGGCGTGAGATTGAGTTCGTCGTAGTTGGTGTACCAAGCGACGGTGCCGTTGACGGCATACTCGATGTCACGCTGAATCTGACGACCGCCATCCTCCATCACCTTTCTGTTCGCCATGTGCATTTTGGCCCAGAAAGCTGACTTCTTGAAGATGTTGTCGTACAGAACCGGACGAGCGGCGTTGAGCGACGTGGAGAAGATGTCGTCCCAATTTACAGTCTGTGATGCGGGTGCCCCGCTCCATCCTGCCATTTGGTGTCTCCTAGCGTGCTAACGCTATCTTGAGACGCCGTGGACCTGGCAAGCGTAGTCGATGGCTTCTTCGATGCTTTTGGCCTGGAAAGGCCGAGACGAGGAAGATGTTGCCGACTGGCTTGGTCGGGGCACGGCGGCTCGCCGTTTATCTGCCAACTGAGTAGGAGCCACCCTGCCGTTCTGAGATTCCGCGACTGGAGCTTGCTCGTTGAGGCCCAACTCGTACGTAGCGAGGCGGATGAACGCTTCGGGCGACTGAACCGCCACCTGCGCGTGTTCCCTGAAAAGGGCTTCTGCCTGCGCGTACTTGTCAGCAGGGATCCCCGAGACAAAGCCTTCGAGCTTTTGCCGCGTAGTCTGCTGCTGTTGCTGTCTCACCGTTTGCTCGCTCTGCTCGCGTAGATCACGAACCGCTTCTCGAATGTAGTGAAGCGAAGCCTCTTTGATGTCATCCTCATACCCGGCCAGCGTCGAGTCCGGCTTGAACTGGAACGGGCGATACTGCGCTACGCGCAACCCATCCTCGTCCACTTCGGTGTTCGATGTTTCCCCTTCGGGAACTTGCTGTCTTGGGGTTTGAATCTGAGATTTGAGTTCCGCTAGCTGCCGAGCGAAGTCGTTCTTGAGTGACGCGATCTCATTCTTGTCCTTTTGCCGTTGCCGGGTATAGGACGCGAACAGTTTCTTGTACCCAGGCGACTCCGTATCGACCTGCTCACCATTATCGAGGAATGACTCCTCAACATCTCCGGCGACCTGATGATCGGCGCTCGATCCAGCGTCTCCGTCCGGCCCGGTTTCCCCGTCAGGGGAACCGTTGTCCGTTGCACGAGTGGGAACACCGGCTGGTGTCGAAGGAAAGTACGGGTTCTCGCCCAGCGACGCGCTTTGTCGCAAGGTGAGTCCTTCGGACTTTTCCGCTCGAACCGGCTCCGCGTTTCCCGGAACATTCTGCATTGCCATGATGATACGGTCCTCCTCGGGGATTTTCAACCCGGAATCACATACTTAGCGTTCTTGTCCTTACGGGTTTTCGCTTTCGATTCGCCTAACTCGAACTTCCCGTACTTCTTCAAAAGTTCTTGCTTGTGTTTGGGGCTTTTCACCACCTCGCTCTTGCCGGTTCTGCGGTCAAAGAGGTTCGGGTCTACGTACTCCCCGTGCGCAGGGTTGAAGTCCCGGTATCCCCTCATGTGGGTTTCCATCGTGTGCAACGTCGGCTTGGAGATCACCCGGTCCATCTCCAGCCCGCACTCGGGGCAGAGCTTCTGGTCGTTGCGCCGGTCTATGGGCCGCGCTTCCTCCGCACAATGGCCCCCAGGGCACTCGAACTCGTAGAGCATCCTAGTTTACCGGGGCTCCGGTTCCGGCCCCTCCCTGGCTGTTAAAGAGCGACTGGAGGGCTGTCTGGAGGACTTGCTGCGTCTGGCCCCCTTCCGCCCCCCCTCCGCCACCCTGCATCTGGGCCTGCATGAACTGTTGGGCGATGCCCTTTAGCTCCTCAAACAGCTTCTTGTCCCTGATGTCGGCAGCCTCGAATAGCCGCTTCATGTAGGTCTCGGACATGGCGATCTGGGGGTTCTGGGAGATCATCGTTCCCATCTCGATCAAGAGCCGCAGCCGATGGCTGGAGTTACGCGGCATGGTCGAGCCAATCGCCACCTCGATGTCGAACTCCCCTTCCAGGTCCTTCGGGGAAACTTCGACAAATGCGAACGGCGGAACGTCCTGCGGGCGCTCTAGCTTCGCCCAGAACACCATCTCTGCGTTGGCCTGCATGGACTGGAGAAGCATCCGCCCGACCTCGGAGAGGAACGTGTGGACTAGGTTGTCACGCCGGTCGTTTGCTCGGATCTCCGCGTTGCTTTGCATGATGGAGGCTTGCGTGGCTGTGTCGGAGTTCGCGACTCCCGCCATTTCCCCCGGCATTGCAGCAACTTCCGCAAAATCCATCCGGATCTGCGGGATTGCCATTTGGTGCGACCCATCGAGCGTCCCCTTGTCGGCAAGTCTGATAGCGTTGGGGTCGTTGACCTTGACCAGTACGTTGTCGGGGCCGTGGGCGAATTTCAGGCGCTCCCCGTCCCCGCCCTCCTCCTCCCTAAAGGCATTGGGGCCTTCCAGGTAGCGGTTCTTGGCTTGTTCGCGGTGGCGCATCTCCTGGCTCGCCGTGATGTTGTACTGCGTCTCCACCTCCGCCATCGGGAACGCATCGGGGAGCGGATACCAGGAGTTCGGCGTCTCGTTGAACTTGAGGAACCTGTACGGGCCATGCTCGATGCCCTTGGGGATAGGCTCCTTACGTAGGAACTGTTGGTTTTGCGTCGTCCCGCCTGTCACCTCGTCGGTTAGGACCAGATACTCGCCCGTCTCGAAGTCGTAGATGTCGTAGCCCCGCACCCGCTCCTCGTCGTCAGCTACGGCCTGCCCGAAGCCATCGAGGTCGTTGCGCGCTGCCGAGATCGTGAGGCCCCTGCGCGCGTCCTCGCCGGATTTCCCCGTGAACTCCGTTCCCTTGACCAACTCCCGGACTTTCTTCCGGTAGTTCGGATCTGCCTGGACTTGCTTGACCGGGCGGACCCATTCCTCCGCTACCCAGCGGTGGTTCTCGAAAATCGGCCCGCCTTCCGGGTCATGGAGCATATTGCGGAAGTGGACGGCTTCAATAAAGAACGTCTCGCGCTGGAGTGTGCCGGGGTGGAGAATGGGCATCCCATCTTCCTCAAACTCCACGTTCCCATTCTCGTCCTTTAAGTATTCGCCCTTCTCCAGGATCGGCAGGCCACCGGGGCCGAGAAGGAAGTCGCCATTTTCGTCATACTTGAACTCGCCGCGCTTCGCATCGTCGCAAAACTCAGGCGAAAACCCCGCCTTGATAACTCCGTAGGCCAGAAACGCCTCCAGAATCGCCACGCGGGCGTGTTTCGAGCCTACCGACTCGCCCCAGGTGTGATTCAGCGCGATTTCCTGGCTGATTGCGCGCTCGTAGCTCATGTCCACGGACTGGCCCTGCTCATCTTCCATCAAAAGCGGCTTCTTTGGCGTCAGTGTGAACTTCGGATTGCTGTAAAGCAGGTTCGGGAGGCTCGCGCGGATGGCGGAGAACACCTTTTGGACCGAAATCCACGGATCTTCCTTCGGCCAAGCCTCGGGCTTTAGCTCGCCCAGGTAGCTCGCCAGCGTTTTCTTCCAATACTTCTCGTCAACCTCGCGCCGGACCTCTTTCGCCCGCCCAAGTCGCGCCCGCCAAACCTTCAGTAGTTCCTGTTCGGTCTGTTTCTTCACCATCAGTGCATATCCCCTGGGTTGGGAATGGCTCCGGGCGAGCGTTTTCGCCCTCCCTTCGCTGTTACGACGGGCTTATGTACGCCCAACCGCTCGTCACGTAGCCGCACATACAAATCCTTTGCCCGTTCCTCGATCCCCTTGTCCGCTTCCGCCTTCTCGCGAGCCTCAAAGGCCCGGACTTCGCTGTCAATCCCGTCTACCACGACGTAACAGGTCTTGCAGTAGACCTCTTGGCCCGCCTTGATCCGCTCCATCTCCTCTCGGGCTGGCTTGGTAAGGTACTCGCCCTCGCCAATTTCCGTGCCGCACGTCTGACAAAAGAACTTGTAGCCTGGGAATAAAGGTTTCATGGCCGCTCCATAATGTTACCGAGTCCGCGCCGCGAAGTCTCGCGTCCTTGTTGCTTATACCACATGAATGTCCCGACAGCCGGGGGTGGCGTGTAGATCGGGTACTGGGGCCAGAACACCTCCGCGTACTTCATGGCGTCCCAGTAATCCACTTCCAAGTTCTTGATCTTCTCTTTCGGGCTGCGCTCGGACGCAAGGCTTTCCGACCATTCCTCGTACCTTAGCCCCGAGAGCGTCTTTAGAAGCCCTGGGCACGTCTTGAACACCTTGAGTCTCGGCGCGAACTCAGGCGTCTCCCACCCTGCCCAGTAGTGACCAAAGAGCCTATCGACAAGAATGTCGTCGGCCTCTTGGCCCTTCAACTTCGCAGGCGTCATGTAGACACCGTACTGCGCGAAGATGTCCGCCTTGCTCCGTAGCCCCCCGCTCGTGTTCTGGTCCCTGTTCCACAGACTCGGGTCGCCCTGGATCGTCCCGTTTACCCTTGCAAACAACGGGTGCTGCCGCATCAACTGGGCAAACCCCGGTATCCCGCCGCAATGCTGCCCCTCTAGGGCAAGCTCGTAAACGACGTACCGCTCCTTCTCCGCCGTCATCGCAAAGATCAGGAATACCGACTTGTTAAGCACGCCCCAGTCCAACCCTGCATCATAAGCCCAATACTTCTGCTGGCTTACCGGGATTGGCTCGATGGCTACCTGCTCCATCACCCGCTGCTCCGACATCATCGGCAGGACAAGCGTCCCGCTTCTCGCCGTAGGGTCAATCTCCATGTGCTGACGCCAGCGCCAACCGTTCAGCCCGCCCACCATCTTCGCGCTCTCGTGAGCAACCCACTTCGCCCCCTCCGGGGTCTTTGGGTCTTTCGCCGGGTCGGCGCTGTAATGCAGCCGTATCGCAGGAACCCCGCCATGGGCCTTAAAACGGGCTAGGCCGCGTCCTTCCGCGTCGGGCAGGCAGTACCAGCTAGGCTCGATCTCACGCCCGTAATCGCTCGGCATGCGCATTGTCCCTACCGTCACGCCCCTGCCCCCTCCGGCCAGCGCAGGGCTGGCGGCGGCCTGGGCAGAGGCCCATTCCTCCTGGAGGCTCGCCTCGTCGTTGATGAACACATACGGCGACCAGGACTCCACCTGCGCCGCGCCTTGCGCCAGAGCTATCGCCTGACTGCCGTTGGGGAACGTCATCTTACCATTCGAGAATAGCCCGTCGAGGTTCTTTGGCAGCGGGATGTATCCGCCCTTCTCGTCCTTGCACACCAGCATCCAAGGCGGGAGACGCGAGAGCATGAAAGACGCCCGGCCTATCGCAATGGCATCCTTGTAAATCATCTTCGCCGCATCTTCCTCCTTCTTCGACTGAAAGAGGACCACCTTCAACGGCTTCCACTGGCAGACCCAAAGCGTGTACGCCGAGAGCAACCACGACATCATCATCTGGCGGCTCTTGGCGACGTAGAAAATGTCAGGCCCGTGCTGAAGCTCGTCAGCTAGAAACCCTATGTAGGGGTGGTCGGGAAACGGCTTGGCTGGGCTTTTCGCGTCGTGGTCGTCGCGCGTAATCAGGTAGTGCTCCAGGTAATACCGGAAACTCGCCTCGCACTTGTTAAGTATCGTCCCAAAAGCCAGGGACAGGGCGTCAGGCTTCTTCGCCACTACTCTTGCTTGCCCATTGCCGATTTCAGGAATTGGAGCCAGATCATCTGCTCAGAAGTGGCTTGCCCGGCAGAGGGGTCTCCCGTGAATAGCCTGGAGAGGATCGTCTGCTGTGCCGCCAGCGGGTCTGCCCCGTACGCCGTCCCAGCTAGATTACGCTGCTGAGCCTCTGTGACCGTAAAGGACGGCTGGAAGTTGTTGTCCCGCATCCAGAGCCTAGATGCCTCGTTACGGGCCACAGCCTCTCTCTCGTAGGGAGACAGCCCGGAGTTCGGATTCAGCACGATAGCCCCGTCCGGAGCCGCGTAGCCCGCTGTACTAGGCGAGTTGCCGAAGAACTGAAGCTCCCCCTCATTCGGGTCCCTGACCGGGTAGCCCAAGACTTTCCCCATCTTCGGAGGGGTGAAGTTCCCCTCTGCGTCCCAGCTCCCCCCAATGAACTTGCCCCCTTCAGGCTTCTCAGCCCCGTGGTAAATCGACTCCCTAGAGAAGGTCGGGTGGTTAGGCTTCTTGTACGTGTCCGGCCCGTGACCAAGACCCATTGCCCATTGCATCAACTCATCCCGACCCTTGAACTCCTTCCAATACCCCCGTAGGTCATAGTCGTCGGTCTCGTGGGACGGATCCTCGCCCCGGAGGTCTTTCAGCCGCTTCAGGAACTCCTTAAACTGCTTTTCCTCGTCCGGGTCGAGCTTGGTATTGAATCTGTCCTTCACCTGTCACTCCGAAGCGATAAGCCTCGCCCCTTCACGGATAATCCGCTCCTTTAACCACATCAGGCTTCTTCGCCACTTCTCGACCCCGGGATATTCCACACCATCTTGCCGGTGTGCTGAACCTTAACGGCGGAGGTCGCCATAATCTTCTCCCCCATCCGGTTCATCTG